TATAAAATTCAACCCAGTAAGTTTGTAGTAGAGAATGAATTGCTATATCCTGAAGGTTGTGCTATAAAATACATTATTCGCCACCGCGATAAAGGAAAGAAGCAGGATCTATTGAAGGCAATACACTTTATAGAAATGATTATTGAAAGAGACTATAAATGATTGAAGCACAAACAGAGTGGGTTAAGCCTACAGAATTTCCAGATTTAAGACAAGCAAATACAATTGCTATTGATTTAGAAACTTATGATCCAGATTTAAAAAGTTTAGGAACGGGTTCTGTTGTTGGTAGAGGTAAAGTTGTAGGTATTGCAGTGGCCGTTGATGGCTATGCAGGATACTTTCCGTTTGATCACGAAGGTGGTGGTAACCTTGAAAAAAGTAAGGTTTTACAATGGTTTAAGGACATTTGCGAATGTCCAGCAGACAAAGTTTTTCATAATGCAATGTATGATGTGTGTTGGATTCGTTCTATGGGTATAAAACTAAATGGTAATCTTTATGACACAATGATTGCAGCATCACTTGTTAATGAAAATAGATTTAGATATGACCTTGGCTCTCTTGGTTGGGATTATGTTGGTAGAGGTAAAAACGAAACAGAATTAGTTGCAGCTGCAAAAGAATGGGGACTTGATCCTAAAGCAGACATGTGGAAGATGCCAGCGATGTATGTTGGTAATTACGCGGAACGTGATGCAGAGTTAACATTATCTTTGTGGAAGGTCATGCAAAAAGAATTAAGCGACCAGGATCTAGGATCTATTTTTGATTTAGAGACACAACTTTTTCCTTGCCTAGTCGATATGCGTTTTTTAGGAGTGCGTGTAGACGTAGAAGGTGCTCACAAATTAAAGAAACAATTAGCTGAACAAGAAAAAGAATTATTACACAAAGTAGAAAAAGAAACACAAGTAGATGTTCAAATATGGGCAGCACGCAGTATCGAGAAAGTTTTTCAAAAACTGTCCCTACCATATGACTTAACCGCCAAAACAAATTCTCCATCATTTACTAAAAATTTTCTTTCATCACATGAACATCCGTTAGTACAATGTATAGCAAAAGCTAGAGAAATTAACAAGGCACATACTACATTTATTGATACAATTATTAAATACGAACATAAGGGTAGAATACACGCAGATATAAATCAGATTAGATCTGATAGTGGGGGAACAGTAACCGGAAGATTTTCTTATTCTAATCCTAATTTACAACAAATTCCTGCGCGCAACAAAGACTTAGGTCCTTTGATCAGATCCCTCTTTATACCTGAGTCGGGTTGCGAGTGGGGATGCTTTGACTATAGTCAACAAGAACCAAGACTTGTAGTTCATTATGCATCTCTAGATCAAGACGCAAGCGTCTTTGACGTTAAAAATGCTTACAACGATGGTGATGCAGATTTTCATACTATCGTTGCAAAGATGGCACAAATACCAAGAACACAAGCTAAAACAATTAATCTTGGATTATTTTATGGTATGGGTAAAGCAAAATTACAAGCAGAACTTGGTGTCTCAAAAGATAAAGCAGAAGAATTATTTTCTATTTACCACAACAGAGTTCCATTTGTTAAAAGTTTAATGAGAAGTGTATCAAACAGAGCACAACAACGAGGGCAGATACGTACATTACTTGGTAGACTTTGTCGTTTCCATTTATGGGAACCAAA